ACCATCCAAAATTACGGTAATGTAATGAATATGTTGTCAAATACTACTTTAGATGTAGCACAAAAATTTGGTTTGCAATCTGCTTTTGGTTACAACAACAATACCACAGCTGCTCCTTCTCTTGATTTACTTGATAGCAGAGATTTTGGTGCTACCGCAGGAACATACCCTTGGCAAGTATCTGCTCCTTTGATGAGCGTGTTATCTAATGCTGAAAAATTATTGCCTTTGTTTGCTATGCCTCAAGTCCGCATTACCTTGACCCTTGATGCCATTGCGAATATTTTCACTGTCCCGGGTGGTGTTAGTGCTGTTTCATTCAGTAATTTTGAATTGCGTTACAAGGTTGTTGATATGGGTGGTGCCGTTGAACAAATGGTTCTTTCTATGGGTGATAAGATATATGTTAAATCCCAATCATTTTCTTCATCTTCCAATTCTTTAGCATCTGGTTCAACTGGTTACATTGAGTTGATTTACAATCAGAGATATGCCAGTGTTAAATCTTTGTTTGCTATCAATGGATGCACTGCAGCTGCCACAGTTAATAGAGCATTTGACAGTGTAGATATTACCACAAATAACGGCGAATATTCCTTCTCTTGTGGTGGCGTTATCTATCCCCAGCGCGCCCTCAGTTCTTTGGTAAACCGTGCAGGCATCTTACAGGAATTACGTTCTGCTCTTGGTTCTGTTTATGATAGAAACAACGCCTTTGCTATTTCTTCAGTTGAGTTTTTATACAATTCTGGTTCCACTACTACCGCATCTGCTCCTGGTAAATTCTATGTTGGAACATCACTTGAAAAACTTAATAGTGATAGTCTATTAACTGGCATATCAACTCAAAACAGTCCAATCAGTTACAGAATTTCTACAGGAACTGCTACTGCTCAAGTGCATACCATTACCTTGATTGTTAACTACGATGCTCTTTTTGAAATTGATACTGTCAATAGACAAACTGCTCTAAAATGTTAATATACCTTTAGAAAAGGTATAACTAAACATTGCTCCACTTTTAAAGTGGATAAAATAAAAAAATATTCTTAATAATATATAAATGAGTAGTATAACTATAAAAAAGAATGATGCACCATCACTTCCAAAATGTGAAATGATTTGTGACGGCGGATTACACGAGAAACTTAACAAATATGAGCTGACAAAATTTTTAAATGCTCACGAAACAAATTTATTCATAGGAGCTCCAGGTTCTGGTAAAACTTCTCTCTTGTATTCATTTTTTAAGAGTGGAAAGATATTTAGAAAGACGTTTCATAATATCTTTTTATTCCAACCAACGCATTCAAGAGCAAGTATGAAAGATGACTTATTTGCAAAAATACCAGAAGACCAAATATATGATGAATTAACTTATGACAATTTAGAGAATGTTATGAATAGAATAAAAGGAGAAGAAAAGAAATTTAATAATTGTATATTATTTGATGATGTGACTGCATCACTTAAAGACGCAGAGATTAAAAAATTATTAAAACAACTTGTAATGAACCGTAGGCATTTATCTTGCAGTATTATATTTTTGGTTCAAACTTGGTATTCAATTGAAAAAGACATCCGCAAGTTGTTTAGCAACATTTTCTGTTTCAGAGTTTCAAAACAAGAACTACAGACCATTTTTGATGAAGTAGTAGAAAGCAAAAGCAAATACATTAACGACATTTCAAGATTGGTGTTTGATGAGAAATATAAATACTTATTTATTAATGTACCAACTCAAAGACTTTTTGATGGATTTAATGAAATTATTATAAATGAAGAATAATAAAAGTGTTGACATTATATATATAATGTTTAGATTAGGCGCACCTAAAGGAGCAAATGCTATGTTTAGAAAGGGCATATCTACCGCAATGAAAGCAAGTAAAAGTCTTGGAGGTGCTGGGAAAGCATTAAGTGGTGCTGTTAAAACAGGAGTTGCCGTTGGTAACGCAGCTTTAGCAAATCCAGTTGTTAGAGCAGCTGTGGCCGCCAGTCCAGAAGCAACACAAGCATTACAATTTGCTAATAAGGCTGCAGGAGCTGCCAGTGGAGCGGCCAGTATTTTGAAAGCAGGATCTACATTAATTAACCCTGCACAATATCAGAAAGTTGTTGGGCCTGGTGGAAAAGTAAATCCTCAAGCAGTAGGGGCAAATATTGGCAAGGGTTTAGAAAGAGCAAAAGCGATCGCAGGAAAAGCGGAAAGTCTATATCAGTACGTGCAATAAATATACCTTTTCAAAAGGTATAACCAAAGGAATTAATATTTAAAATTAAATTATTTATATATATTAATATGCAATCAATAAATAATTTAACGCCTGGTGCCCGTTCTATGAATGGGTTAAATACGCTGTCTGCCAACAACATAGATGCAGACACTTTAGATGTAGACGTGCTAATTGTTAATAGCGCAGGAACTTGTCCCACAAGACCGCTAGGAGATGATACAACTAACATTGCTAACACTGCATTTGTAAAAGATGCCATTGATACAGCAACTGCTAATTTAGTCACAACCAACACATCACAAACTATCTTAAGTGGTGCCACCAAATTTTTCACAACAAATCCGCAGTCATTAACATCTGCACCTCCCACATTAAACAATGAATATACAAACAAATTATATGTAGATACGCAAATATCAACTGCGGGTGGTTCATTTGTCACACTTGGCGGAGCATTACAAACTATAACGGGTGCAAAGGATTTTCAAGGGACTTTGCGTCTTGGAGACACTTTGTCAGCTGACCAACCTTGTAAAGTAAGTATTACAAATAACACAACAAGTGATACTGCTACTAATGGAACTATTGGTGGTGAAAGTGTATATCATCAGGCAAGATTTGGTGCAAGAGCATTTTACATATCACAAGGTTTAACAGATAATCAAAATCAATATTTTGGCGTATCAGGCAGTGGCGCTCCAGACCCTGAATTTGTCCTTACACTGCGTAATGGTGTTGGTATAAAAATTAGTAACGGATTAGACACAAGCAGTTTTACAGAACAATTAAAAGTGGTAGGAACATCTAAATTTACTGGCATAGCTACATTTGATGTCCCACCTGTTTCATCAGTTAATCCAACCACTGCATTACAGGTAACAAATAAACAATACGTTGACGCAGGAAATGGTGCAAGTATTTTACCATTAAATAACACATTCACTGGAAATAACACATTTAATCCAAGCACAGGCACAACTACAATACGCGGTAATCAAGTAGATATTTTCCCAACGGTTACTTATTTAACAAGTCCAACTACGACAATTTCTGGAACAATTTTAAACGGTAATAGCACTCAAACTTGGTTAAATGGCGATTACAATAACTTAGCAGGAGCAATCCAAACAACTTTAAGGTCTCCAACAACATTAATCAGTTCATCTTGTCAATACTTTACAAATGAAGCGTCAATACAAACTGCTTTTAAATCTCCATCTTTTTTAATTACAAATGCTTGCACCTCATTTGATGTAAGAGCAACTAATACTTATTTGGAAAATAGTGTAGTCACTGCGACGACACAGGCAAGTTCAGATAACAGCACCAAAATAGCAACTACTGCATTTGTTAATGCATATGCTACAGCAAATTATATGACCTTGACAAGCAATCAAAATGTTTCAGGTGTAAAGACATATAGCACACAACAAATATTTAATGCTGGTTTAACAAGTAACAATATTTATGCATCAGGAACAACTGATATGACATTAGGCTCTAATATGGGAAATGGTATTTTAACTCTTGGTAATAGCAAAATATTCTGTGACACATTTGGAGCAAGAATTATTCCAGGTGGTTTAAATTTACAATTAAATCAAGGCACATTCATTCAACCAAATCCATCCCTTGCAGTTGGAGAAGCTCCATCAATTAATTTCCCAAATAACCAGTCAGCAAATTTTGCTAATACTGGAAACGCAGGAGAAGCAGACGCAACAAGACAAATAAATGTTGGAATTCTTAAATTTTGGTGTGGCAATAATCAGTCTTCTGTATTTTCGCTATCGCATAATTTGATAAACGGTTATGCTATTGGACCTTCTGCTTGGGAGGAAGAAGTAATAACATTTAGTTTTGTAGATGCGAATACAGGAATTACACGATATACAACTGCTAATTTGGCGACAACAGGCCTGTTTAGTATGCCGTCATTAGGAACAGTCATAAGACCCACAATCACATTCACGCTGGACACGACCACATTGCCACAGGCAGTATATAATATATTTGCATATGTTAGAATACAAAACGCATTTGGTAGTAATGTCTTAAATACTGTGACTTGGAATTTAAGTGCAACACCATCTACATTAACAACAACACAGAATTACAATACTTATACAGATTACACATTTACCAGCAGAAATTTATATCATTGTTTCAGAAACACTGCTATGTGTGGAATTTTTCTTATAAATAACATAGGGATTGCTACACAAAATATAATGACCCCCATTCATTACAGCATAACTGACTTTGCAAATTTTATGTCTCAACCTACAATAGCAGGAGCAGTCACGACACCGGCACTAACAGGTGGAACGGCAGCTGGTTCTTGGGTTGCATTATCCATAAATAACGCGGACAACGGATACTTAATTTATTCAAATTATTCAATCATATTGTATGATGCAACAGGATGGACTGGAGCACCTATACTTAATTTTAAAAACACTACTAATAATCCAGTAATAGTGAAACCAAGCACAACGCAAATAGGTTCAAGTTGCCGTATATATTTCGATGAAGTAGAATTAATAAAATATTAATAATAATATAGCTATATAATATATATGTATATAACCCAATCTGATAGAAAGGATAAAAGATATATGGCAACATTTCACAACGGCACTAAA